CTCGGCTTCCTACTCATTAGCTGCTTATGATACCATAGCACCTGACACAGTAGAACCGCCTTTTTTGATTATAAGTAGTCAGACACAAGTGGACAATAGCAACAAGCAAACATTTGCATTTGATGTTACTATCCAATTTGACATAGTTTATAGGACTTTTAAAGCAGGAGAAGTAGGGCAGAAAACGGTTGATACTTATGCTAATGAATTATTAAACATAGTAGGAGTTAGACCTCAAGATTATCCTAGTACTGCACCTGACTTTAAAATAGTGACTTGTAAGATTGGTAGTAATATTGCTACCTTTGACTATGTGGATGAGGCATATGTGTTTAGAAGGGTGATAACAATGGAACATTTCGTGAATCAAATAACATAATATAAAATAAAATAAAATGGCAGCAACAGTAGGATTATTTAACGGAACTTCATTAGTAGTTCTAGTCAATGGACAAGTATTAGGGCACTCTACATCTTGTTCTTTAAGTTTGGCAATAGATGCTCCAGATGCATCTACAAAACAATCAGGTGGATGGGCAGATGAGATTGGTGGACAAAGATCATGGTCTGTAACAACAGACGGTTTATCAACAGTTGCACCAGGAGTTCTTGCAACTTATGTAAGCACAGATGAGTTAATGATTTTAGCAGCCGCTAGAACTGCTGTTACAGTAATGTTTACTACAGTATCAAGTGGATCTACCGTTAACGCTGGTGATGTATATTGGTCTGGACAAGCTTTTATTGAAAGTGTTGATATAACTGCCGATATGGAAAACGCAGCCACTTATTCAGTATCTTTCAAAGGAACAGGGGCTTTAGCTACAGGTACTAACGCATAGTAAAAACAAACCAAACAAACCAAACATATGAGAGGACAATTTGAATTAACTCTTTCCGATGGAAAGAAGATACCGATGCGTTTTTGTACTTGGAGTCTTAAAAGATTCTGTCAATTACAAGGCATAGGGCCTTCTGACATAGGCGAGGCTTTAAGTGGTAAAGATTCACTTGATGCTATTGTTAACTTAATGAAATCGGCTGCTGAATATCCATTATATTCTCAAGGAATCACTCCAAACTTTACAGAAATGGAAGTGTGTGATTGGATAGATGATATGGGTGGAATGGGAGGAAATAAGTTCCAAGAAGTAATGGCAGCACTTGCAGAAAGTATGAATAGCGGAATAGATGATAAGCCAACAAAGTCAAGTAAAAAAGATGGAGTAAAAAAAAATTAGAGTGGATTGACATAGAAAGATATACAATGGGGGAGTGCAAAGTGCTTCCCCATTTGTTTTGGGAGATGACCATGGCTGAATTAGATTTTGTGTGGTACGGATATAGACACGAGGAAGAGCAACAATGGATTAGAACTAGGTGGCAGACAACTTTACTAATCAATATCCAATTACCAAAAGGTAAAAAAGTTAAGCCACAAGAGCTTATTGAATTAGACTGCGATACTCGTAACTTTGTGAAGCAGAGAGTGATGACAGAAGAAGAGCTAAAAGAAGTGTTAAATAAATATAAAATTGTTAAACCTATAATATAATGGCAGATAATCAAATGGTTAAGATAGTCTTTGACTTTGATTTAGGTAATGTTCCTGCATCAGCAAAGAAACTTAGTCAATATTTAAAGGATAATAGTTTAGATTTAAAGTTTACTAAAGCTAGTGTAGATGGACTATCTGCTAGTTTAGGGCAACTATCTACTCAACAAACAAAAGCAGGTAACGCTGCTGCTGCCGCAGGTAATCAACTTAAGAAATCAAATATGCAATGGACAAACCTTGCATTAGTTATACAGGATTTACCTTATGGATTTAGAGGTATTCAAAATAACTTACCTGCTCTTATGGGCGGCTTTGCAGGAATGACAGGGCCTATTTATTTAGCTGGTTCTGCACTTATTGCTTTTTTTACTGCATGGGATAATGGATTTTTTAAATCTAAAACATCAGCAGATAAGTTAAAGGAAAAAACAAAAGAGCTTAGAGATGAGATAATTAAATCAACACAAAGTGCTAGAGAGCAAGGAATTACATTATTAGCATATGTTGATATAGCTAGAGATGTAACACAATCTGAAAATACTAGAAATGAAGCATTAGAAAGAGCAAATGAAATATATGGTAGGCATAATGAAAAACTAACTCTTGCCAATATCAATACCCAAAGAGTTAAAAAAAGTCTTGATGGTTACATAGAAAGCTTAATTCAATTAGCAGTTGCAGAAAAATATGCAGGTCAAATTGCAGATAATATAATAGAACAAGGATTAATACAGGCGGATATTGATGAGGCTAATATTAAAAGACAAAAATTATTAGAAGAAATTAGAGGCAAACAAACAAATAAATCAAGAGATTTAGTTGATGTTTATAAGGATTATTATGTAGTTTTAGATGACATAAAAACCCTTGAAGATTCTAAATCTGTATCAATGGCTAATGGTACAAAGACAATAGAGTTACATTCTGCTGCAATGAAAAAAGCAGTATTATTGGCTGGTAAATATGGTAGAGTTCCAAAAGCTGAATCTAACAAACAAGAAATATCAGATAGAGAGAAGGCATTGGCAACAATAGCTGAAAACGAAAGAAAAGCAGCTTTAGAATTATACAATGAAAGAGATAGAGAGTTAAGACAAATAACATCAAAGTATAGAGAGCAAATTGATTTAGCTACTAAATATGGTCAAGAAACTATAGTTTTAGAAGAAGCATGGAGAGCAGAATTGGCGGCAGTAAGAAAAAAGTGGGATGATAAAGAAACTAAAGATGCTCAAGAAATAGCAGATAAAATAGCTAAAATACAACTTGATACTAGATTTGATTTGGCTAGTGCTATTGCTAAGATAAACTCTGACTTTGCTAACGAAGATGTTAAAAATGTAGAAGCACAATTATCATCTACATTAAAAGCAACTAGGGGGAATTATAATGCACAAGCTGCTGCAATACAAGGTTCAATAGATAAAATTAATGCTTATAGGGCTGCTGCAATAGAAGCTGGTTATGGTACGGCAGAATATGAAAAAGAGCTTGAAAGATTAAAAGCAACATTAGAAGGCCTTGTTGATCCATTAGAACAAATGGAAATAAACATTAATAATACATTAAATAGCTTAGCATCAGGAGCATTAGTTGAATTAGGAACGCAAATAGGGAATGTTTTTTCAGGCTCAGCATTTAGCTTAGATGGGTTTTTAAGTATGCTAGGTGACGGATTAATTCAACTTGGTACATATTTAGTTTCAATTTCTACAGTATTTTTAGGTATTAAAAAGTTATTTGAAACAGGTGGGGCTTTTGCTGGATTAGCAATACCAATAGGATTAGCAGCTATTGCAACAGGTATGGTTATTAAAAATAAATTAGTCAAAGACAACACACCTAAATTTGCAAATGGTGGTATAGTTAGTGGCCCTACAATGGGGTTGATGGGTGAGTATCCTGGTGCACAAAGCAACCCAGAGGTAATTGCACCATTAGATAAACTTAAATCAATGATTGGAGGAGGGGGTAATGGAGAATTTGTGTTAAGAGGTAATGATTTAGTTTTAGCTTTACAACGATCTAATTCATCATTAAACTTAAGAAGAGGTGGCATATAACTTAAAATATCAAATAACTGCTGCAACCAAGAATGATAAGATTGCGGTTGTTGAAATGTATATTGATGAGGCAGTTGCTTCTGTAATTGAATATCAAGCAATGAGTATTGAATTACAATATATACCTAAATCAGATGATATATATGAGCCTATTTATGCTAGTCAATTAGGAATAACAATAGATGTTACAGATAATCAAGAAAACATACCAAACTTTACAACATTAAACGATAGAAAATATTTAGTTAAATTAAAGATAGATGGAAGTGCATATTGGCAAGGATGGGCATTAAGCGATAATGTTCAGTATTCGTTTAGCACAGGAAGAAAGAGTTTATCATTTAATGCTATTGATGGTTTAGGAATGTTAGATTATATCCCATTTACTTATGTTGAAACTAATGTAGTAGGCAACACTAAATTAAGCCCACAAACAGTTCTTTACTTTTTATATAACTGTTTAGCCAAAATAGGATTTCCAGTAGGATTAAATCTATTAACTGCGTGTTCTTATTACGCATCAGGTATGTCTAATAGAGGAGATGGAACACAATACGAACCATTTAATCAAAGCTATTTAAGGCCTGTTTACTTTCAAAATGATGACGAATCATATGAAAATTGTTTAGTTGTTTTGACTAAAATATTAAAGTCATTTGGTTGCAAATTGTACCAAGCTAATGGCAAATGGAATATTGTAGCAGTAAATGAATTTGCTGCTGCTCCATACTTTGCATTTACATATTACACAGAATACACCGCAGATGGAACACTATCGACATCTGGTACATTTAATACTTTAAGTGAGATTCAAGCATACACAGGAAATACAAGTGGACTTTACTTTACTAATAATAGTCAGTTTAAGTTATTTAAAAAGGGTTATAATAATTTTACTTATAAATATAATATTACTTATTCTCCTAATTATATTTCTAACTTTAACTTGAAAAGCCTAACAAGTGGATTTCCTACTTTATGGCAAACATTTAATCAAGGTACAGGTGGAAGCGTATCTGTTGTTAGTAAGCCTTATGAGGCAAGTAACTGGTTTAATATTACATTAGGAACATCAACTGGTGTTACTGGATTAACCGAAGTCCATACAAACCCTGTTGGGTATGTAACCGAAAACGATACTTTGACATATACTCAAACATTTTTTGAGCAAAGCATTGATAAGGTAAGAGGACAAATACAAATACAATTAACTGGCATTGGGGGCGGTGCTCCTATTTTTTATATTAATGTAAATGGAGATTGGCAAAGTGCAGCAGTTGCACCATTTGATAATTATTATGAAGTTGTAGCAGTTGATAAAGATGAAATAAACGAAGTATCAATAACTACTCCACCAATACCTATAAACGGAACATTGGCAATTACTTATATGCTAACGCAAGACATTGCTAATTGTGCTACTAATGTAAAAATTGGATCATTTGGTTTAAGTTTTAAATCTCCATTAACAGATATATCATCTACATCAATAGTAGATGCAAATAATCAATACCAATTAGAAGTCGATTTGCCATTAGGTTACCCAATTTATGATGATGATGGGGTAAATAGAATACAAGCAAATATGGCTTATGGAACTATTCAGCAATTAGTATCAGGGAACTTTGTATCTGCAACAGGATGGTATCGTTATGGCCCTTATACAACACCTACGGATGGGTTAAGTCAAACAATAATGAAAGAGTATATAAATAGCTATAGAAGGAACTTAATTAATGTAGATTGTAGCCTATTTGGGATAACAACAAGTAATGGTAGTTTTGCAGCTAATAAGCTATTAAAGATATTAGATACTGATGCAGCACAAATAAACATTCAGAATAAAAGATATATGACAGGAAATATGACTATTGATATTGTAGGTTGTGAAACACAAGCGACATTATTAGATATTACTAATGAAGAGATTTCAAGTACAATAGACACAATATTTACAATAAACGGAGTACCTTATAATTAAAGAATAAACGAATAAAATGGCAAGTGTAATAAACGGAACGAATATAGTCTTATACGAATATGATAGCAACGCTATCTATTACTTTAATGGAGGTACTGCACAAGGCACTTTTGATAGTATTGTGTGTAAGGAATTAAGCAGAAGCCAAGTAGCAGGTACTTCAGTTGACTTTACTAAAACAGGAGCAGGTACAATAGCTTCGTTTATTACGGATGCTCTTGATCCTGGTGTTACAACCATACCAGCAGGTACTTGGACTTTTAGTGCTTACTATTCTATTTTAACTGCCTTTGCAGGTGCTCAAGTTAAGTATGAACTATACAAGTATAATGGTAGTATTGCGACCTTATTGTTCACATCGGAAGTAAAGACCTTAACAGCCCTAACAAAGACCTTAATTTCTAATGAGATGCCAGTCACTCAAACGACTATAAGTGCCACAGATAGGCTTCTAATTAAGGTTATTTACGCAGGTACAACTACTAACCAAATTACCCTTTATACTCAATCAACTAATGAAGCTCAAGTAACTACTACTATACCACTAGGAACTCCAATGGGAGCTTCTACAAGTTGCTCATTTGAGGCATCTACCGAACAAGTAGAAGTAACCTCTCAAACATCAGCTTGGTTCAGAGAGTTTAAAAATGACATTACTTCATGGACAGTTAATTGTGATGGGTTTATAGCCTTAAGTGGGTACTCCTATCTTGCTTTAATGCAGAAGCAATTAGACAGAGCTTCAATAGATGTTAGATTCTCAATAGACAATGACAATGCAGATGCTAGTGATACCTATGGCTACTCAATAGTAAGTGGTACTGCTAACATTACATCTATTAGCTTAAGTGCTCCTGTAGAGGGTGCGTCTACTTATTCATTGGCAT